CCGCGATCCTGTTCGGCTTCAACTTCAATCGCACGATGGAGTCCAACACGGTGGCCCTGAGCTACCTGATGGGCTCCGAGCAGGCAGCTCGCGTCGAGACGGCCAAGCTGTATGACCTGGCCGCCAAGACGCCGTTCCAGTTCGCAGACGTGACGGACGCCGCCCGTCGCTTCCTCGCGTTCGGCTTCACGGTGCAGCAGACGAATCGCTATCTGACTGCCACGGCCGATGCGATGTCAGCGATGGGCGGCGATCCGGAGATCATGACCCGGATCGTCCGCGCGTTCGGGCAGATCCAGGCCAAGGGTAGGCTGTTCGCCGAAGAGGTGCTGCAGCTGACCGAGGCCGGGATCCCCGCGTACAAGTTCTTGCAGCAGGAGCTGGGCCTGACAGGGGATCAGATGGCCCGGATCGGTGAGCTCGGCATCCCGGCCCAGACAGCGATCGACGCGATCGTGTCAGGGATGGAGCGTGCACCGGAGCAGGGCGGATTCAAGGGAGCCGCCGAGGTAATGGCCCAGACGGTGAACGGTCAGCTCAGTACGATTCGCGACTACACCGCCCAGCTCTTCGGGCAGCTCACGCTGGCACCGTTCGAAGCCTTCCGAGAGGACTTGCCGGCGATCAGCAAGGGGCTGCAGGACGCGACCGAGGCGATGCGCTCCGGCGGCTGGGACGCATTCGTCGCTTCGGTCGACGAGAGCGTTGGTGCTGGCGGGAAGCTGATCACGGTGATGCGCTTCCTGCGCCAGGATCTCGGGGCGCTGGCCCGGATCCTGTCCGGCGCGGTCTTCCAGGCGCTCTGGGCCGACGCGAAGGTCGTCGGTACACTGCTGCTCCCGGTCTTCCTGCTTCTGCACTACTCACTGCAGGCGCTCGCCGATGTGAGTGAGTACCTTGCGCCGATCCTGGCGCTGCTGGTCTTCTGGTGGCTCGCTGAGAAGACCGCCGCCATGCTCTCGACGATTTGGATCGGGCGCAACTCGGCCGGCAAGAAGCTCAATGCCTTCTGGTCTCTGGTCAACAAGCGGGCCGACCAGGGACTGGCCCTGGCGCGATGGAGCCTCGTCGCTGCCGACCGCGCCGCCGTGTTCATGCAGACGCTGCTGACCGGTGGTCTGATGCGGCTGATCCCACTCACGCTTCGGATGCGAGCCGCGATCATTGCGACTACCGTCTCCACCTGGCTCTTCAACGCGGCGCTGTGGGCGAACCCCATCGTGATCATCGTCGCGGGCATCATCGTCCTGGTGGGCGTGCTCGTGCTACTCGAGTACAAGTTCCAGCTGGTCAGCCGCGCCGTCCAGTTCCTCTGGGACAAGATGAAGCAGTTCTGGGCCTGGCTGAAGGGTCACGCGGGAGAGATTCTCAAGTGGCTCAACCCGGTCACGGCTCCGCTGATGGCATTCCAGAAGGTGACCGGCATCAACGTACCGTTCCTCGCCGAGGGCGGCACCGTGCTGAGCCCTGGCTGGACGGTCGTGGGCGAGCACGGCCCGGAGGCGATGAGCCTGCCGCGCGGGGCCAGGGTCGAGCCGCTCAACCGTACCCTCGACGACGACCACGACGGCTTCGCGCTGACCACCACGGCTGTGCCGTTCAATGTGGACGGCCGCGAGCTCGCAGAGATCGTCTTCGAGCATCGACTCGACAGAAAGGCTAGGCGCTGATGCCCGGAGAAGTCGTCCTCCGCTCAACGAATCCGAGCCTCACCGTCAGGGCGCTGCTCGACGAGCAGGGCGCGAAGGTCACCAAGGGCTACGGCGGCTGGTCGGTCGTTCCTCGGCCTCGTCGGCTGGGGCTGACGCAGTGGGACGGCCGCGACCCGTTTGAGATGTCCGTCGGGCTGATGCTTGACCGGTTCGCTGAGGACGAGTCGGTCGAGGTGCTCTGCTCGAGCATCGAGCGCATGGCGCTGCCGCCTCGTGACCTCGCCGAGCCACCGGTGGTTCGCATCTCAGGCCCGGTGCCGCACGACGATCTCACCTGGGTCATCACGGGCATCGAGTGGGGCGACGTGATCCGGAACCAGTCTGGCCTCCGGGTGCGGCAGAGGCTGACGCTCTCGCTGCTTCGGTACTCGGCTGCCGACCGGATCCAGCTCCGCCCGGCAGCTGAGCGGGCGCGGAGCAAGCCTGCTGCAGCTGGGAGCTCAGCCTCGGGCGGACGGACGTATGTCGTGAAGCGGGGCGATACCCTCAGCTCCATCGCGGCCAAGTTCTACCGTGACGCGAGCAAGTGGCGGAAGATCGCTGACGCCAACGGCATCCGTGATCCGAAGAACCTCAAGATCGGCCAGAAGTTGAGGATCCCGTAGTGGCTACTCGCAAGCTCCAGCCTTCTCGGCTCCTGAGTCAGCGCGAGCTGCTGCAGCGTGACCTCGATCTCGCGCAGCTGAAGCTCCTGACCCGAGGCAAGGCTGCCTACCCGATCGACGAGGCTGTGATCAGCGGTGACATCATCCGCACGATCGAGGGTGCCAGCACCGTCGAGATCACGGTGAACGACCGCAGCCGGGCGATCAGGAACAGCGGCCGGTTGGTAGCCGAGACCGACATCCGCATCGACGGTCTCTGGTTCCGCCTCGTGAACGTCAAGAAGCAGGGCAACAACCTGTCGCTCATCTTCGAGTCTCGCGAGGTAGCCATCCTGCGCACCTACAAGAAGAAGAAGACTTCAGCCTGGGGCAAGACCACTCGGACGAGGTTCGCCAAGGCGCTGATCACCGAGGTCAAGGAACTCTCGATCAAGTTCGTCTGTCCTGAGCTGACCAAGAAGAAGGTCACCAACATGGCCGGTGATCCGGACGCGAACCAGCGCGACGATCCCTACGAGGAGCGCGCATTCGGCTTCGGTGCTCAGCATGAGAAGCGTGACCTGATCATCAACGGCGCGAAGGCATCGGCCGCGCAGCTGTCCAACGCCGAGGACATTCTGAACGAAGGAGCGAGCAGACTGGTGCCCCGCAAGCTCCTGGTCTGTGCGATCATGACCTCGATCACTGAGTCGTCCCTGATCAACGTTCCGTTCGGCGACCGTGACTCGATCGGCCTCTTCCAGCAGCGGCCCTCGCAGGGCTGGGGTACGGTGCAGCAGATCCTGAACCCGAAGTATTCGGCCGGCAAGTTCTTCGACAGCGCCGTGCAGGTGCAGCGCAGCAATCCGTCGATTGACTACGGTGATCTCTGCCAGGCCGTGCAGCGCAGTGCCTTCCCGGATCGTTACGCGAAGCACCGCACCGAGGCGGAGAGGATCGTGACGGCTTACGGCGTGCCGGGTAGGGACGTCTCCAGCCCCAACGACATCGCCTCGGCGAACAACATGACCGAGTGGGGCCAGATGGCCACCGAGTACCAGTTCTCGCGCGGCTTCCCGAAGCAGGCCCGAGGCGGCAAGCGGGCCTGGGATCCTGAGGATTCCTGGGAGTGCTTGCAGCGGCTGGCCGACGAGGTGCACTGGCGCTGCTTCGAGGTGAGCGGCTCGGTCTACTTCATCAGCGAGCCGAAGCTCTTCCAGAGCGCACCCCGTGCCCGGATCAAGGAGGGTGACAGTGGGGTCGACTGGGTCGACTGGGACTACGACGTCGGGAAGCACAACGCGCGGGTGACTGTCACCGGCCGCATCGATCGCTGGGCCGCGCCGCCGGGCTCGGTCGTCGAGCTGTATGACGAGGGCGCGGTGAACGGACGCTGGCTCGTGACTGAGATTCGGCGCTCGCTGTTCAACCCCTCAGCGACGATCACACTGAAGAAGCCCAGGCCCAAGCTGCCCGAGCCCAGCAAGGATGACCTCACGGGGCTGTGGGACAACCCCTGGACGGGCGAGACCAACCAGGGTGAGGGCGTGGGCGGGTTGGCCGTCGGTCCATACCACCCGCCGCTGAACACGCCGCGTCCGAGCAGCTCGCAATTCAACATCCAGGATCCCGAAGGAGCGCCCGACTCGAGCGGCGTCCGCTGGCACGCGGCGCTCGACTGGATGGCCCCGCTGGGCGGGCAGCCCGTCTTCGCGGCGCAGGACGGCGAGATCGTGGAGGTCACCCCGTCACGGGGCAGCTTCGGACAGGTCTTTGGCGGCGTCGTCAAGATCAGGAATGCTCGCGGGTACG